CTTAAACAATAGGAGGTCTCTTGCATGCCAACCAACTTAGAACCAAAAAGCACAACCAGCGCGATTGTTTTAACCTCGACAGGGAGTGTCGCGGACGTAACAGCCTCGTTACCGTTTGGGGTCTATAGCGGATCCGATGAATTCATTAGTGGAGCCGCCACCCAGGTTGCTTATGTTTATAAGAAACTAGGGGGAGATGTAGTAGACATAGAGTTGACGCCTTCAAATGTTTATGCTGCATATGAAGAAGCTGTTCTAGAGTACTCATATATTGTCAACACACACCAAGGCAAGAACGTTCTTTCTTCTATCTTGGGACAGGCAACAGGAACGTTCGATCACAAGGGTGATCTAGTAACCGGTCCATCCGGCTCTAACTTGAAGTACCCTAGGTTTTCTCTGGGATACTCTCGCAGAGTTGGAGACGGCGCTGCTAGCGCAGGTGGCTTTGGTGGGACGACACCGGTATACTCTGCGTCGTTTAAGCCAGTGAAGAATAAACAAAGTTATAACTTGCAAGAGATAATTCAGAGCGCTTCGACTTCGGGCGTTGATGACGCCGGCACTGCTGTCGACTACGCCAACAAGGTTGGTGACAGTCGAGTACTAATTACACAGGTTTTCTTTAAATCTCCGCGTGCCATGTGGCGCTTCTATGGTTATTACGGAGGTATTGGAGTTGTGGGCAACTCTTCAACCTACGGTCAGTATGCCGATGATTCTACCTTCGAGGTTGTCCCCACTTGGCAAAATAAAATGCAAGCGATCATGTATGAGGATTCTATTTATACACGCACCTCGCACTACTCTTATGACCTTACAAACAACGAACTAAGACTCTTCCCAACCCCAAGTCACTATAGCTCCGACGGGTTAGCAGAGAGGATCTGGTTCAGGTTCCAGGTTGACCTTGAGCCATTTGCTACAGGTTCGTATAACAGTGGCGTCGACGGCATCAATAACTTGAATACAATACCATTTGATAACTTACCCTATGAAAATATTAACTCAATGGGCATGCAGTGGATAAGAAAGTATTGCTTGGCTCTCTGTAAGGAGATGTTAGGGCAGATTCGTGGCAAGTTCTTGACGATACCAATTCCTGGCGAAAGCGTAACACTGAACCACTCAGATCTCCTATCGCAAGCGAAAGAAGAGCAAGTTGACCTCAAAGACAAACTGAGAGAGTTGCTCAAGGAAGTGGAATACCCTGCGCTTGCAAAGCAGGATCAGGAAGTTGCCGACGCAGCTGCCAACGTACTCAAGATAACCCCCTTGCCAATATTCGTGGGATAACGATAAATGTCAGACGAATGGAAGAGACCAGAATCACCTCCCCCGCCCCTATTCTTAGGTAAGAAGGAAAGAGATCTAGTAAAGCAAGTCAATGATGAACTTATCGAAAAGGTCATCGGACAACAAATACTCTACTACTCTATTGATATGGAGACCACTAACTTCCACGATCTGTATGGGGAGGCAATCGAAAAAACCTACTTGCCACCAGTCCGAGTATATGCTCTCGTTGAGTACACAGACTTCTCTACATCATATATGGAAGGCTTTGGGATTGATAAAACTTGGGAGATCAATATTCACTTCCACAAGCGGAGGGTAGAAGAAGATCAAAACATATATGTTCGTGAAGGTGACTTTGTTTTGTATAACGATAATTACTATGAGATAGTTAAGCTAGTGGAGCCTCGTCTGCTTTTCGGACAAGCAAACAGAGATTTTGAAATCACAGCCACTTGCAAGCGATCCAGACAGGGACTATTCGATGCTACCTAATAATTTTGATTTTGCTATGTTGCCAACTGGATCTCATGCCTTTTCTTTGAAAGAAGTGGGTATGTACTCATCCACCATTGAAGATATTGATTATGTGATCACCTCGTGGTTAAAAAAGGATCTCAACCTCTATACGATCACAAACGAGGGTCGTCGAGAAATCCCAGTTCTTTGGCAAGCACCAGAGAGATCATACCAGATCAAGAACAAAGCAAGCCTAAGAGACGATAACAGCGCTCTTAAGCTTCCGCTAATAAGTATTGAAAGAACCGACATCGTTAAAGATCCCGAGAGAAAAGGCTCCTTTCAAGCGCATTATTATTCTGACGACAGAAATGGTCGTGCAGGAAGGTTTGTAATTGCCAAGAAGATAGTTCAGGATAAGACAAGGAACTTCGCAACCGTCGCTAATACTCGGAACAACCCTTCCGGAACAGATCAGTTGTACTACCCAAGAAAAAATCATAAGATTGTTATTAAGACAATATCAATCCCGATCCCTGTTTACATCAACGTAGAATACAAGCTAAGGATTACAACAGAATACCAGCAGCAAATGAATGATCTGGTGACGCCATTTATCGCAAAAGTGAAAAGTAAGAATGAAACTGTGAAAAGAAAGAACGGG